CTGGGGACTCTGGCACTCTCTCCACCGAGCCTGAGGGCCTGACCTCTCTCTTAATCGCAGACAGCCGTCTGCTGATGATGGATGATGGGTCAACTCCCTCTACGATCACCGGTGCGGAGACAGAGCTGGACCAGGATCGCTTGGACGCCATGATTGACCTAGTTGAGGGTGGCGCGCCCGACATCCTGTTGATGAACAAGACGATGCGCCGGAAGCTCACTTCCCTCGCTCGTCAGGCTGGCAGTGGTATACAGCTGGGAACGATGGAAGCCTTCGGGCGCCAGTGGACCACGTACGCCAATATACCAATCGTGATCGACGACTGGATAACCAATGCCGAGCAATATGAGAACGCCGGCGGCTGGGCTAGCTCAACAGCGACCACCATCTTCGCTCTCAAGCTCGGTCGGGAGAAGCAGGGGTTCACCGTCCTCCATAACGGTCCTGTGCTGACCCCGGACATCCAGAACCTGGGGACCAAGTTCAACAAGAATGAAGACGTCTTCCGGATGGCTGTCTACACGCAGAACGTGATCTACTCCATCAAGGCCTGTGCGGGTTTGGCTGGGATAGATTCGGCGGCATAGAGACAACCGGGGAGACTGAGGAGAAAACGTTTTGGCTGCACCATATATGGCCGAGATATTCGGCCCCGTGGCTATCCTAATCGGCTCCACTGACGTCGTGGCAGGGGATGCTCTCTACTACGACGGCACGGACTGGGAGTTGGCTGACGCGGATGACAATACCAAGTTCGCTGAGCTGATCGCGACTGACAGCTTCAGCAGTGGTGAGAATGGCGTGGGCTGCGTCGGCGGTGTCCTTGTGGACGTCGATGCCCCGTTCACTCAAGGCAATTCCATGTACCTGTCGGCTACGGCCGGCGCTATCACCGCTACCCGTCCGACGGGTGCTGAGAACTTGGCTCAGATCATTGGGTATTGCCTATCCACCAAAGAGGTGAAGGTGTTTATCCCACCTCTCCATGAGGAGACCATCAACCAGGCGCCCATGACGGATGGCACTGCCGTCTACGCTCAGAATACAGACTGGACAGGAGTGCTCCTGGGGGCGGCCTCTGAAGCAGCTGGCTATAGCTTCATGGTGCCACAAAACATGGTGGAGCGGGTGATTGAGTATCTGTGGTGGACTGTGGGAGCTTCCTCCCCCGCCTTGGACGCCTCTGACACGTACACCATCGATGTCTCCGGCGGGGTGGACGATGAGACTACCACCACCACCTCAGATGGAATTGCTGCTGCAGCTCTGACGGTCGCGGACAATGACCTGAATCGGGCTGACGTCTCGGCTGCCTTTGATGGCACTGGCCTCGTCGCCCCGGGGAACATACTCGGGGTGGACGTCGACAAGGCGGCTGAGGGGGCTGCAGGCGATGACCCTCTCATGCTTGGACTGGTCTGCGTATATCGCTGCGTGTAGGGGAGGCCGATGGTTACTCTCAAATACGACCTACCCTATGACCTGACCGTAGAGTCGGTTCCTGAAAGAGGGGCCTCCAGGTTCGGGGGCCCCAAGAGTCAGCCTATCAACATGAATCTGCTGGAGAGCCTTATCCTGAATGACCGGCAGATTAGCACGAAAGACCCAGCTCGGCGTAAGCAGGCGCTGGACACCCTTGGGGTGGCTCTACACCTAACCTTGGCAGCGTTTCGTAAGCTGGGGGTAAGTGCTGGGGATGTGAATCGCCTCAACAATGACTTCGTGGGCAAGCAGGGGAGTGCTCGGCAGACTCTGATGGACACTATGCGGAACCATAGGCGGCGTCTGTCGAACCCCAATGACCTCATCATCGCTGTCCATGACGCGGACAACTGGGTCTGGACTCAAGACGCAACGGGAGATTTATGGACGTACCGACTAAAGTAGACTCCAATGGCAAGACGCGAATGCTTCCTAACACGAAGCCATACGCGATGCGCCTGGAGGAGCCTCCCAAGCCCCCTCGGCCTGGTCTTCCTAGCACTATGGCGATCAAAGGAATGAGGCTGGGGGAGCTGGACACCGTCTTTGACAGTGTGAATGGGACGATTACAATGGGTGGTACGACCTTCACGGCTCTCGAGTGGTTCGAGTTCCGCTACCGTGCTGACCTCCTCTTCGAACGAGCAGGTAGGATGGAGCGGGTGAAGCCACCTAGTAACCCCGATGTCGAAGGATCGTCTAGCTTTCTGACTAGGAACGTGAAGACGATCCTTAGGCTAGACCGAGGGATGATCCAGGAGATTCCAGCTCCCAATGGTCCATACGATGAGGCCCATATCGAGTGGATGAAGGAGCGGTACTCCATGGTCATAACCAAGGAGGAATATGCAAACTAGTGTAGAGCAAAAGGTATCGTGTGGCTGTGGGAAAGAGATTGCCGGTAAGGGTATGAACGGCCATCTGCGGTCCAAGTTCCACATGGATTGGGCAAAGGCTGCAGCGGCCGATCCGAATACCAGCGTGTCATCGGATCCTGTGGTGGATGACACGTTGGGCCTGCAGACTCCGGAACCTACCCTCAATGGCACGTCTGAGGACATAGCGGCTGAGGTGAAGCGGATACTGGCCGACCCTAAGCTCCTCGCTGAGGTGATGGAGAAAGCGAAGCCCGGGCCTGTCCCCATGATACCTGACGAAGAGGCTATCCTCGCCCGAGCTAGGGCAGGAGCTGATCCTATTGAGCTTGCCAAGGATCTCAGGGCAGTCTTCATAAGCAACGACTGGCCGAGTCCGGCTCACCCTCAGACACAGTTGGACTGGCTGAAGCAGCACAATATTCCAATACGGACGTTGCCCCGGCATATGGACCCAGATATGGTTCGGCAGTATATGAACAACTGGTATGCCGAGCTGAAGGATGCCGGCTGGGGCACGACCTGGGAGATTAGGTAATGGCCGAAGTAATGCCCCATCGGGACATCGTTATCCACGCAGAGCAGCTGGCCTTGGGCGCCTCAGCGGAGACTCTCGTTGATGCCGGGGCCACGATTCCGGAGAATACCGGGGACGTGGTCATCGTCACTCCTTCTGGGGACTCCCTTCACTGGGCGCCGTCAGTAACTCCGACGTCTACTCTAGGGCGTAGGATTACCCTTGGGCACCCGGGTAGAATACCCCACCAGTTCCATAAGACAGCGAAGATCATCTCCGACGATGCTGCAGACGTGACCTGCCAGCTGATCTACTTCCGCGGTTCGGCGAATCAGATTATCACCGCGTCAAGGAGTGAACCCAGGTAATGGCCGGCCAAAGGCGCTTCATGAAGATCCAGGCGAACGTCTTCAAGATGATTGACGCCGTCGCCATCACTGCTGGGACACCAGCTGCGGTGTGGACGGCGAACGGCGATCTGAGGATTCGTCTCCTTGGCTGGTCCCTGTCAGCCTCCGCTGCTGCGGCTCTGGAGTTTCAGGATGAGGCGGCTGCGGGTACTGTGATTGCCCAAACTCCTCTGCTTGCGATAGCAGAGGTTCACAATAGCCCGGATCTTGGGGATGGGGTTCTTCTTGGAGCTGGGCAAGACCTAGACCTGGACGTCACAGCCAACGCAACTATATCTGGGATGGTCTGGGGCGTGGAAGAAGGATCCGGCTACTGAACATTGGGCCAAAAGGAGAGTACTGTGGGAAATCAAGAAGCTACGGCATCAGAGTGCTATGAGTGCGGATGTTCTTTCAGTGAGGATAATCCTAGCTATGGCAGCTTGATGCCTCGGGCGCCACACTTCGTGGAGAGAAAAGCCAGCGGCGAGATCATTGAGGCGAAGGGATTCAACTGGGACTATCGAGTCTGTCTGCCGGATTATAAGAAGCAGTTCGCAGAGGTCTATCCGGGTGAATCTATGCCGCTGGGAGTTAGAAAGGCTGAGGCCAGAATTGCTGCGTCAGAGGCATACGCAGATGCTATGGCTGGAGGTGAGTAATGGCAGGAGCCAAGTATTACGCGAGTGGGGAGCAGAACCTATTGAACTCTTCGAAATCAGCCTTATCATTGGTAGGAGCTGCTTCTAGCCCTAACAGGGCCTGGGTAGGGGATCTAGTCGTGGGGAATGTTGGAACTCCCGCTGACCTCGCCGGCACCTATATTGTGG